CCCGATGCCTTGTTAGTGTATTCAAACCCATACCTGCTGACATTATAATAAATAGGTTAAAAGTAATAGCAGCCAAAGAAGGTTGTGATGTATCGCCCGAACACATCAACAAGATCGCTGAGATACATGAGGGTGATCTTAGGGCTTCCATCAATGCGCTACAAGCGTTGGACGGATTGGACTCCGACCAAAGAAATAAGATGATAAATAAAATGTCCGAAAGCATGGCACCTAACATCCCCATGTTCTTGAGAACGTGCTTTAGAGACAAGGACTTAGACGAAGCCATGAAGTATCTTGATGGCTACGATATAAGACAGGCGATACGAGAGATATTCAAGTATTGCATGGCAGACAGCAAAGCCGCCACCACATCAAAAATGAAGGTGATAAATGCTGCTGTGACAGCCGAGAGAGACATCATAAACGGCGTTGACGAATCCATACTGACATACAATTTTGTGAGGTTATTGATCCCACAATAAGGTTATAAAGTATAGGAAAAAAGGAAAAAATAGGTGAAAGTTATGAACACTGATATGCTAAACAAAGTTGCTGCAACCGTTGGGGCTGACCCAACACGATTGAAAACAAGGGCCGAAGAAGTATTGGCCCAACAGGGTGATGCGTGGAGAAACGCTGGAAAGACTGAACAGGAATGTTCGACTCTTGCCATGCGTGTAGCCGCACGTCAGATAAACAATGAGAATGCTTCGCTAAGAAGATCGGGCGCTACTCTATACGAAGGAATGTTTGTCCATGTCCCAAGACCGAAGGAATGGGGAAAGATACTCTACACCAAGATGGAAAACCAACTCAAGGCTGCTACCCCCGAAGCAAGAAACGCACTTGTAGAAAGCGGCGCTGTTGTTATCTTTGAGGATAATCACGATGGTTCTTACACTAGACTTGCCAACGAGAGTTTCTTTGGTCAAGCCGAGACAGAACTAAATGTTCTCCCAAAAGGAACCAAGCAACTAGATGCTAACACCCACTTCTATGTTGTATGGGACAAGAGCAACCCTACCTTCCCTAGTGGCGATGCCAACTTCAAGTATGGCGCACCAAGACCACAGGATGAGAGAGAGCGTGTCGCTCTATTCTTTGGTAGGAAACAGGGATCGAAGGATGATTGGTCGCCAATCACCGTCAAGGGTAGCGGTAAAGCAGCCGATGTGCAATTCCCAACATTCGTGCCGGGAACACTAGGTATGAAGCCTTCAAGAGATGGCATGACAGGCTACCTAAATGCAAGGGTTTCAGAATTCACCGAGGATGACCAATTGGCTTCGATGTTCCCATCGCCACCGGATCAACTCATGAAGGAATATTTACCGGAAGACTTCTTGCCTTCTCTCGCAGCATTGGAAGATTACTACGACAAGCATAACGGTGGTCCCGGTTGGTGGGACAGGTTCGCTGCTGTGGTCTGTGAGGTCATACACATTGACCCAAGAGACAACGGTGGCTACATTCTAGTATGCGCTGATACTGACATGACTTCTCTCGCTGATCCTGTGGACGTGTATGTTCCCGAGGCTCATGAGCATCTTGTTGACTTTGCGGTTGGCTCCAAGGTTCTCATTACGGGACAGGTATGGAAGACGAGAGAAGATGAGATGAGAATATCTACAAACGGATGGTGGGGCTTTGATAAGATCGCACCTATGTCTGTAGAGGTAGAGTCGGATGATACCGAGGGGTGGGATGCTTGAGCGGTTGGGGGTCAAATGCCCCCGCCGCCAAAGCGGTAGCGGAACCGGCACCAAAACAAACATACGGTAAAGAATATTACCGAGATAGATTTCTCAACAACAGATCACAGTCTGTTCCTGTAAGGATGGCTCTTGTCGGTTGGGAGAACACGGCTAAGACGGGAAGCGCAATATCTTTCTGTGACTTAAGTAAAAAGGTAGTTATTTTTGACATTGACAACAGTGCTAAGTCCACCGTGGATCACATCTACGGGAGCCATGAGAACATCATCGTCATACCACTACACGACGAAACAGACGAGTCTATCTTTAACGAGGATAATACTGTGAACTACACAGCCTTGATAGACAAGACCGATTGGATGGTAAACATCGTGGCTGAAGACATAAAGAACAACCCTGATAGTTATGATGCTGTAATTTTTGACGGTGGATCTACTTACTTGAAATGGTGCGAGTTTGCCATGACTGATGTTCTTATGAACAGGTCAAAGAATCCCATCAACGTCAAGGATGGAGACAGGTTCAACCAAGCAGAATGGAGAGTAAGAAACAAACTTTTCCGTAATACTATTAGCAGAATACACAGTCTCGGAGTGCCGAAGGCATTCTTCAACTTCCATCTAAAACCCATACAGGAATACATGGATGACGGCACAGGAAAGAAGGTGCTTATGACTGTAGGAGAAAGACCCGAGTGGGACAAAGGAACGATGCGATACTTCTCGCAACAGATATTCCTATCGAGGTTCATGAAGAAGGCTGACCCTGCTGCTGGTGTCAAAGGTGACAGGCAACTAAGCGAAGGAGAATGGGTAGTGCGTGGCACTATAGAAGAAATGAAGGGTAAAAATATGGAACACATCGGAAAGACATACGATATACTAAAGGTCAAGGACGGTGAAGTTTCGTGGACAGGATTCCCCTTTGGGTGGGATGATTGATGTCCGAGATAGGAAAGACACTACGATGCCAAAGGGACGATCTGATAAATCTCCTTAAGAAAACACAAAGGCCACAGGTTGTAGCCGGCAAGAAACAAGACCAAGTTTATTCTACGATAATTAAATCAGCAGAAAACAACAGGGCTTACACTGTTTCTCTTGTCAAGGATGGGGTCACATCCCTGTCTAGGTTCTCCATACCTGTCGAAGAATCAATTGGTGATATCCCGATTTCAAACATCAACGATATCCTTGGAGTTTTGTCGATGCACAGTCCTCAGATTTTGATGACATTTTATTCTGACAGGGGCAAGTTGAAGATAACATCTAGGAGAAAACAAACCACGATTACGACTAACAAGGACTCATTGGCATTCCCCCACAACCCGGAGACTCTTTCGGAATGGGTGGACAAGGCTGAAAACTTATCTGAAAAGTTTATCTTGCTTCCCAATAGCCCGTCGCTGAATTACAGGTTGAAGACCGGAGGTATAGTGACACCTTATGCCTTACTAAATATTAGCGCAAATGAATTGTATGAGGCTCTAAGATGTGACGGGATCAACTCACAGAAGTTGAACAAATACACATTCCTTTTGGACGACGAAGGTATGTTTGTTGAGGTTGGTGGTGAATTGAAGGGCAAGACTTCTACGTTATTATCAGAAGAACCATTCTTTAAGAGTGTGTGCGAGGTAAACGGTGGTCTTGAGAATGTCATGAAACTTGTTGATGGTGACGTGTTGATGGTATTCCTAGAATTGGGAAACACACCATCCCTCATCATACAATTAGGTAATGGTGATTTTATATTCCAAGCAGGAAACAAGGAGAATGAGGAATGAAAGAATTAGAGACATATGAAGAAATGAGATTGAATACGCTGGATGTTGGTAAATACATCGCAGAATGGGATGATGAATATGGATTTATCTATACCGCTAAAGTTATTGTGACAAGAAAGGAACAAGATCCTCTATACAAGGACAAGGATTGGCTTAACAATGCTTACACTGTAGAGAAGAAGACGATGCAGAATATTGGTGATATGTTTGGTATCACCCCTGTAGCAATACACAAGTGGTTGAGGAAACATGGCATACCCACTAGGGAGCGTGGAAGGCGGATCGAATGATCGTCACCAACACTAAGGGAAAGAGAGTTGTAGTAAGGCACCGTGACGAAAATAAGAAGCGACAGGAGACAGTGATTAATGATTGTTCCCCTTATTGTTTTATAGAGACTAGAGATTGTGAGTTGATACCAAATCACGAAGTCATAATGAAACAACATGGCTTCAAAGGTCTGTATGGAGAAAAACTCAGCAAGTTAGTCTTCGGACATCCAGCAGATGTCCACAAATTCAAGAAGCAATACAGTCACATACCCACATGGGAAGCAAACATCCCATTCGTCAACAGGGCATTGTCTGACTACACTGCTAGGAATGGACCGTTCAAGAATTACGAACATAGAGTTTGGTATCTCGATTGTGAGTGGCACCCCGAGACTAATAAAATGAGGGTTATAGTTGTATATGACTCATTCACGGAGAAGGAATACGTTTGGTTCGTTGACGATGGCTTGACAAAAAGCGTGGAAACTTTACATGAGTATGGAGACTTCTCATACGAAACACCGGCTAAGGCTTTCAAATCAGAAAGAGATATGCTGCAACATTTCGTCAACCACATGAAGAAACAAGATCCCGATATAATAACGGGTTGGTTTGTCGTAGGTGCTGACATCAGAACATTGGTTGAGAGAATGAGAGCCACAGGTGTAAACGCATCCGAGATGTCGCCACACAAAACCTTGGGCTACAGGTATGGCGATTGGGAGCAGCCTGTAAAGGGAAGAAATTGTATTGATCTCATGTTGGGATTCTCTAAGTTATGGGAATTGAAGAATGGTAAACTACCCTCATACAAACTAGGAGATGTGGCAGAAGAAGTGTTAGGGGAAAAGAAGGTTGAGTTGCCGGATGGTCACGATACATATTACAGTGATCTACCTCTTTACGTCCACTACTGCCGACAAGATGTGAGACTACTACCTAGACTAAACGAGAAGGTAAACGCATTAGAATACTACAGTGCTTTACAGCATCTTGTCCAATGTGCTGTAGAATCTACGCCTTTTATCACGAAGATGTTCTCTTGCTTGGTTTTAGCAGATGAGGAATTCGACAGGAGAATACCGACAGCGCCACAATTCAAACGAATAAACTACGAAGGTGCAGATGTAATGAAGGTGCATCCCGGTTTGTATGAGGATATCGCTATCCTAGATGTGAAGGCCATGTATCACAGCAACGCTTCCATGCACAACATATCATGGGACACACTAGATGAGGGTGGTATTGACTGTGGTAATGGCACTAAGTTTTCTTCCGGTAAAAAAGGACTTCTGATCCGTCAGATGGACAACATGACAGACTTGAGAAACAAATTCAAGCAACTCATGAAAAATGATCCTGATAATTATGACAGATGGGACACGATGCAGTTTGCCTGTAAGTCACTAGTCGCATCTATGTATGGTGTGTGCGGAGACTCAAAGTATGGTATGTATCATCCCGAGGTTGCTGCTGCAATAACATACACATCTAGGCAGACATTGGACAAACTAAGGAGGGTTGCTGACGCATACGACTTAGATACGATATACGGACACACAGACAGCATATTCGTCATGGGTATGCCACATGATACTATGGATGAAATCAACAGGGAGATGGCACCTATAGAAGTTGAGTTTGAGAAATTCTGTGATCGCATGGTTTTGATGGCTAAGAACAGATATGCTGGTATTGTATCTTGGGAAGGGGATTGGCTAGACGAGCGCAAATTATATGTTAAGGGAATTGAACTGAAGCAGTCGAGAATGCCGCCGATAATGAAGGATGTTATGTCCAATGTAATCAACGGAATACTATTAGGAAAAGAAAAATCTGAGGTTTTGGATTTTGTTTGTGACGTAATTGACAGGGTGGTAAACAAAGACGTAGACCCCCTATTATTGTGTATGAAAGGCAAATTAGACAGGGATCTCTCTCAATACAAGGTTTTGTCCGGACCTTCAGCCGGTGCTGATTGGGCAAACAAAAACATTGGTAAAAATTATAGGTCGGGTTCCTTCTTCCTAGTCACATTAGATGAGAATGGCAAATACATGGCCTTCGATGACCCATCTGAGATAGAAGGTATTGCGAGCATAGGCTACAGGATCATGGCAGAAAGGTTCATCGCCAAGAAAGTAGAGCCTTACTTCGCTATAATGGAATGGCCTATGAGAGATGTGAACAACGCACTGAATGGATTATCCCTTAGACAATGGTTATAAGGTTGAGGAATGAGTTGATTTTATGCTGGCTACGACAGAACAAATGTCCCTGTCTTCTTACGCCCCATCACAGGGCGATTACCTAAGATGCAGCAAATCATCTGTCATGACATACGCCAAATGTCCAAGACAATTCTATTGGAACTATGTTGCAGATATACCTAGAGCGCCTCCTACTGATGCCATGATTAGAGGCACCCATATCCACACCATAATGGAAGAAGGTCTTGTGGGTGGTGTGACGGCCATGCACGACAAGGCTGATGATCTAGGATATGGCGATGATGAGGGTGTCTTTGCCCTTTCTGAGTTGCTTCATGGAG